TCCCGCTTCACGGGTTCAAGTCGCAGCTGACCACAAAAACTGGTAAGCGAAAGCTAACGTTCAGTGAAAAATCGGGATACCGCGACCTGCCCGTTACCGTTCCCTGCGGTCAATGCATCGGCTGCCGGCTCGAGCGCTCCAAACAATGGGCGCTGCGGCTTTACCATGAGTCAAAATTCCACGACTCCAGCTGCTTCGTCACTCTCACCTACGACGATCGGCAAATTCCCTCTGGGGGTACGCTCGTCAAATCCCATTTTCAGGGGTTCCTCAAAAGGCTCCGCAAGCATTACGGTGGCGGCATCCGCTACTTTCATTGCGGAGAGTATGGCGAAACAAATCCGGTTACAGGTCTCAAGGACGGCGGTCTCTACCGGCCCCACTATCATGCCTGCCTCTTTGGCATCGACTTTCAAGAGGATCGTAAATTCCACACCCGCAATAGCCAGGGCCACACGCTCTGGAAAAGTGAAACTCTTGAACGCATCTGGGGCCGTGGTCAATGTCTCATTGGCAACTTCACCGCGGAAACAGCGGCCTATACAGCTCGATATCTTCTGAAAAAGGTCTCCGGTGATCCTGCTCAAGCTCATTACGAAGGCATCAATCTGGAAACAGGCGAAATCGTTTCTCGCCTTCCTGAATACATCACCATGTCCACGCGACCAGGTATCGGCGCCCGATGGTTCGAACAATTCGGCGCCGATGTTTTCCCCCGCGATGAATGCATCTTGCATGGCAAGCAAGTCACCCCGCCCCGGTACTATTTCAAACTTTTTGAGAAGGAGAACGCGAAACAAGCCAAGTCCATCAAATACGCCCGTATCCGTTCCGCTGCGGAACATAAGGCGGATCACACTCCGGAAAGACTAGCGGTCAAGCATGTTGTCAAACTCTCGCAAATCACAACTCTATCGAGGAAACTATGATCCACAAAATTTTCGCTGTATTCGACAGCAAAGCTGCTTCCTTCATGACCCCGTATTTCGCCATCAATCAAGGTTTGGCGATCAGGTCGTTCGCGCACCTCTCGCGCGATCCCCAGTCCTACGTGTCGTCTTTCCCTTCTGACTTCACTCTGTTCGAACTCGGGTCGATTGACCTTGAAACCGGCATCATGACCCAGCACGATCACGCTCAAAACCTCGGCACTGCTGCTGCCTATCAACTTAAAGAGGAGTAACCATGCATCGCAATCCTTCCGTGATGTCCCACACCTTCTCGCAAGTCCCAAAGGCTGAAATCCCCCGTTCCACGTTCGATCGCTCGCACGGTTACAAAACCACGTTCGACGCCGGGTACTTGGTTCCCGTTCTCGTCGACGAAGCTCTCCCTGGTGATACCTTCAACGTCAATCTGACCGCCTTCGCTCGTCTGGCTACTCCCATCTTCCCGATCATGGACAACATGAAGATGGACACCTTTTTCTTTTCCGTCCCCATCCGTCTCGTCTGGGACAACTGGCAAAAGTTCAATGGCGAACAACGTAACCCTGGTGACTCGACGGACTATACCGTCCCGCAAATGGTGTCCACTGCTGGCACTGGCTATCTCGCAAACAGCCTGCATGACTACTTTGGACTTCCAACTGAAGTCCCAGGCCTTACTCATTCGTCCCTATGGCATCGGGCCTACGGCCTCATCTGGAATGAGTGGTTCAGGGATCAAAACTTGCAACACTCCGTAGTCGTGGACACCGACGACGGCCCCGACAATCCCGCAGATTACGTTCTCCTTCGAAGGGGTAAGCGCCATGACTACTTCACCTCCGCACTTCCTTGGCCGCAGAAAGGCGATGCAGTACAAATCCCGCTCGGCGGCAATGCTCCAGTTCTCGGCATTGGCAAGCTCACGAACGGTACGTTCTCCGGTGCAAATAACACTACTGTTCGGGAAACTGGTGCTACAGCTACCCAGACCTGGGCGGCCAATACCTATTCAGGTATTGATCCAGGTAACGCGTCCCAGCAATGGGGCATCCAGGTTGATCCGGACAATCCGGGGTTCCCTGGTATCTTTGCCGATCTCTCTGCGGCTACTGCGGCTACGATTAACAGCCTCCGCCAGGCTTTTCAGATCCAAAAAATCTTCGAACGCGATGCCCGTGGCGGCACCCGTTATACGGAGATCATCAAGGCGCACTTTGGCGTCACTTCACCAGATGCACGCTTACAACGTCCTGAATACCTCGGTGGCGGTTCGTCCCCTGTCAACGTTTCTCCAATTCCTCAAACTTCGGGAACCGATGCTACCTCCCCGCAAGGCAACCTGGCGGCTATGGGCACGGCGCTACTTCGTAACCACGGCTTTACCACGTCGTTCACGGAACACTGTCTTATCATCGGTCTCGTTTCCGTGCGTGCCGACCTCACGTATCAACAAGGTCTTGACCGTATGTGGTCTCGGCGCACGCGTTTCGACTACTACTGGCCGGCGCTTTCCCACATTGGCGAACAGGCTGTACTTCGGAAGGAAATTTTTGCCTCGGGTGTTCCCGCGACAGACGATATCGTGTTCGGCTACCAGGAGCGTTATGCGGAGTACCGGTACAAACCGTCCCGCATAACGGGCGAGTTTCGCTCCAACTTTGCCCAGTCGCTTGATGCTTGGCATCTCGCACAAGACTTTGCCTCTGCTCCGGTGCTCGATGCTACTTTCATCGTCGAAAACCCGCCGGTCGACCGCGTGATAGCGGTTCAGACCGAACCGCATTTCTTGTATGACTCGTATATCAAGATGAAATGCGCTCGGCCTATGCCCGTGTTCGGCGTTCCCGGCCTCATTGACCATTTCTGATCATGGCCCTGGGCTCAATTCTTCAGGGTGTCCCCGAGGTCGCCTCCGCGTCGCAAGTCGCGGGGGGTTTCTCCCTGGGTGGCCTCGGTTCGTTGCTCTCTGGCGCCAGCGCGCTCGGCTCTATGTTCGGCGGCGGTGATGGCGCTTCTGCTAACGATCTGGCCGAATCTCAACTTTACTATGGGCTGTTAGGCATGAAACATGCCCCTTACGCCCAGGTTACCGGCCTTAGGAGGGCCGGTCTTAATCCGATGCTTGCTGTATCCAAAGGCTTTGGGGCGTCACCCTCTGTCGGCATGCCTTCTCCTGTCGATGATCGTCAGGTCGCTACTGCACGCATGGCTGCGGGGGCTCAACTTGCTGCGGTCAATTCGCAGACCGCTCTCAATTCCGCCCAGGCTGATTACATCCGTGCCCAGACTTCAACCGAGCAAAATCGGCCGGCCCTGGTCGCGGCTCAGACCGCAACTGAAAAATGGGGCCCCGAAAATCGTAAATGGGCTACCGAGCTCCTGTCTGCGCAGTTTAATAAGACGCTGGCTGAAAAAGATGCAATTCTCGGCTGGCAGAGGCTTATGACCGAGGCTCAAACTAAGCTATCTGAAAATCAGTTCCAGCTGCTGGTGCATCAGATCGCTTCTGCTAAAACGAAAGCTGAACTCGATGCGAAGCTGTCCGAGCTTGAGCGCATCGTCGCTATGGGTAGCGAAGCTGTCGGGGCGCTCACTGGTGGCATTGGCAATGTCGTTCGGTCGATTACTTCTGCCAAATCCGCCAAGCAATTAGGTCGTGAGACCTTCGAAGAGACGTCGTCCCAGTCTGGTGACGGCTGGTCTCAATCCTACAAACGTCGTGGCTACAAAAAATAGCGTGCGTTTGATCTTAGCGAGTGGCCTTATGGCCAAACGAGCGTTGGTTAGCCCCTTCCCGGCGGGAAGGGGTTGGGGATGGGTGAAAGGTTCTTGCAACCTTGCCCTACGTCCTGTCAAAACAAACTGTCCACTTCAATCTCTTAAAACCTTCTAATCACTACATAAAGGTAAACCATCAATGTCCTCTTCTCAATCTCGTCCACTCAACTCCCCTATTCAATCTCTCTACTCCCAAAAATCTCGTCTACAAATCCAGTTTGAAGGCCAAGGCCTTACTCACCAGTCCTTCAAGGACGAATGCGACATCAACACCATCATGGGTCGCTACCTCAAAACCGGCGTACTGCCGGAAAATCTCACCCAGGCGGAAGCCCAATACCTGGACGTCTCCGACGTCGACTTTCAAGAGGCGGCCCAGCTCGTCGCTGGCGCCAAATCCCTCTTTGAGCAATTGCCCTCGTCGATCCGGAATCGGTTCGATAACGATCCCGCCAAACTACTGGCGTTCACCTCCAACGAAAATAACCGCCGAGAAGCGGCGGAAATGGGCCTTCTAGGGCCTGAAATCACTGCGGCAATACTCAACCCTACCCCAACTCCTCCAGCCGCTCCTGAGGCCGCTCCTGAGGCCGCTCCTTCAACCCCTTGACAATTCCGGGAACAGATACAATACTTGATGTCATCTGTTCCCACTGACACCACACAGGAGCACAGCCATGAAACGGCACAAAATGAACAAAGGTTTTTCCAAGCGTCTGTTTAGCCGGACGGCCTCTCGTACCCACAACAAGAATCTCCGGGGTTCCCCGATGCGCGGCGGCATTCGGTTATGACATGCCATGCTATTTCCCGCTTCACGGGTTCAAGTCGCAGCTGACCACAAAAACTGGTAAGCGAAAGCTAACGTTCAGTGAAAAATCGGGATACCGCGACCTGCCCGTTACCGTTCCCTGCGGTCAATGCATCGGTTGCCGGCTCGAACGCTCGAAACAATGGGCGCTTCGGCTCTACCATGAGTCAAAGTTCCATGACTCCAGCTGCTTCGTCACCCTTACCTATGATGATAAGCAAATCCCCTCTGGGGGTACGCTCGTCAAATCCCATTTTCAGGGGTTCCTCAAAAGGCTCCGCAAGCATTACGGTGGCGGCATCCGCTATTTTCATTGCGGAGAATATGGCGAAACAAACCCGGTTACAGGCCTCAAGGACGGTGGCCTCTATCGGCCCCACTATCACGCCTGCCTCTTTGGCGTCGACTTTCAAGAGGATCGTAAATTCCACACCCGTAACAGCCAGGGCCACACGCTCTGGAAAAGTGAAACTCTTGAACGCATCTGGGGCCGTGGTCAATGTCTCATTGGCAACTTCACCGCGGAAACCGCGGCCTATACAGCTCGATATCTTCTGAAAAAGGTCTCCGGTGATCCAGCTCATGCACACTATGAAGGCATCAATCTCGAAACAGGTGAAATCGTTTCTCGTCTTCCTGAATACATCACCATGTCCACGCGACCAGGTATCGGCGCCCGATGGTTCGAACAATTCGGCGCCGATGTTTTCCCCCGCGATGAATGCATCCTGCGTGGCCAGCAAGTCACCCCCCCCCGGTACTATTTCAAACTTTTTGAGAAGGAGAACGCGAAAAAAGCCCGAGAAATCAAATACGCCCGTATCCGTTCCGCTGCGGAACATAAGGCGGATCACACTCCAGAAAGACTAGCGGTCAAGCATGTTGTCAAACTCTCGCAAATCACAACTCTATCGAGGAAACTATGATCCACAAAATTTTCGCTGTATTCGACAGCAAAGCCGCTTCCTTCATGACCCCGTATTTCGCCATCAATCAAGGTTTGGCGATCAGGTCGTTCGCGCACCTCTCGCGCGACCCTCAGTCTTACGTGTCGTCTTTCCCTTCTGATTTCACTCTGTTTGAGCTTGGCTCGATTGACCTCGAATCTGGCATCATGACCCAGCTCGATCACGCTCAAAACCTCGGCACGGCCGCGGCGTATCAACTTAAAGAGGAGTAACCATGCATCGCAATCCCTCCGTCATGTCTCACACCTTCTCGCAAGTCCCGAAGGCGGAAATCCCCCGTTCTACGTTCGATCGCTCACACGGTTACAAAACTACATTCGATGCCGGGTACCTGGTTCCCGTTCTGGTCGATGAAGCTCTTCCAGGCGACACCTTCAACGTCAATCTGACCGCCTTCGCTCGTCTCGCCACTCCCATCTTCCCGATTATGGATAACATGAAGATGGACACGTTTTTCTTTTCCGTCCCTATCCGGCTCGTTTGGGATAACTGGCAGAAGTTCAATGGTGAACAGCGCAATCCCGGCGATAGCACGGATTACACCGTGCCTCAAATGGTCTCTCCTGCTGGCACTGGCTACCTCGCAAATAGCCTGCATGATTACTTCGGACTTCCTACAGAAGTCCCGGGGCTTACACATTCATCCCTTTGGCATCGGGCCTATAACCTCATCTACAACGAGTGGTTCCGGGATCAAAACTTGCAAAACTCCGTAGTCGTGGACACCGACGACGGCCCGGACAATCCCGCCGACTACGTTCTCCTTCGAAGGGGTAAACGCCATGACTACTTCACCTCCTCACTTCCTTGGCCCCAGAAAGGCGATGCCGTACAAATCCCGCTCGGCGGCAATGCTCCTGTTCTCGGCATCGGAAAGCTCACGAATGGCACTTTCGCCGGCGCCAATAACACCACGGTTCGGGAGACCGGCGCTTCGGCACCTCAAACGTGGGCGGCCAATACCTATGCCGGCATTGATCCTAGCAATGCGTCTCAACAATGGGGCATTCAGGTCGATCCCGACAACCCCGGTTTTCCCGGTATCTTCGCCGACCTTTCGGCTGCGACGGCTGCGACGATTAACTCGCTCCGTCAGGCTTTCCAGATCCAGAAGATCTTCGAACGCGATGCTCGAGGTGGGACCCGCTACACGGAAATCATCAAGGCGCACTTTGGCGTCACTTCACCAGATGCACGCTTACAACGTCCTGAATACCTCGGTGGCGGTTCGTCCCCTGTCAACGTTTCTCCAATTCCTCAGACATCGGGAACCGATGCAACCTCCCCGCAAGGCAATCTGGCGGCTATGGGGACGGCGCTACTTCGTAACCACGGCTTTACCACGTCGTTCACAGAACACTGTCTTATCATCGGTCTCGTGTCTGTGCGTGCCGACCTCACCTATCAACAAGGTCTTGACCGTATGTGGTCTCGGCGCACGCGTTTCGACTACTACTGGCCGGCGCTTTCCCACATTGGCGAACAAGCTGTACTTCGGAAGGAAATCTTCGCCTCTGGTGTTCCCGCGACAGACGATATCGTTTTCGGCTATCAGGAGCGTTATGCGGAGTACCGGTACAAACCGTCCCGTATAACGGGTGAGTTTCGCTCCAACTTTGCCCAGTCACTTGATGCTTGGCATCTCGCTCAAGACTTTGCCTCTGCTCCGGTGCTGGATGCTACTTTCATCGTCGAAAATCCCCCGGTCGATCGCGTGATAGCGGTTCAGACGGAACCGCATTTCCTCTATGACTCGTTTATCAAGATGAAATGCGCTCGTCCGATGCCCGTGTTCGGCGTTCCCGGCCTCATTGACCACTTCTGATCATGCTTGAAACTCTCGCCTCTCTCGGTTCTGCGGCGTCCTCCGCTGGCCAGATCGCCAGCGGTGTTTCTGCTATCGCCGGTCTTTTCGGCGGTGGCGACGGCGCCTCTGCTAACGATCTTGCCGAATCTCAGCTTTATTACAATCTCTTGGGGATGAAACATGCTCCTTACGCGACCGTCACTGGTCTCCGGCGTGCTGGTCTTAACCCGATGCTCGCAATCGGCAAGGCCACCCCGCAGGCGTCTATTGGTATGCCATCTCCGGTCGATGATCGGCAAGTATCCACAGCGCGCGGTCTGGCCGCCGCGACCATTGCCAATCAGTCGGCGCAAGCCGATCTCTACTCGGCACAAGCGGCAAATGTCCGCGCTCAGACCATTACTGAGGCGTCTCGCCCCGCTAATATTGAGATGGATACCCTTCTCAAACAGTCGCATGCAAACCAGGCCGAGGCTTTGGAAACTCTTGCTAAAAACCAGAGTTTGTATGTGGCTTCTCAAGAGGTCGCGCAGTCTCTTGCCAACGAGGTAAACAAGGCTTTCCTTCCTGCTAGTAAAAAGGAAGAGCTTTTGCAGTTGATCGCTAAGACTCAAATCGACCAGGCACAGTCGAACCGTGCCCGCACCGATGCTGCTTTCTTCGATTCCGAGATCGGTAAGATTCTTCGTCTCGTTGAGCATGTGGTAAACGCGCTTGGTCTTAAGACGCGTGGCGGCGATCGAATTTCGAACACCACTATCAATAACCGCATTCCTGCTCCTAAGGGCCGTTAGGCGGAACGCACCCATGTTCACATGGATCGTCGTTCGGTTTTGAACTCAGCACTTTTGCCCCATGGCAAAAAAGTGCGCGTGCTTGCCCCTTCCGCCCTCAGGGCGGAAGGGGTTGGGGATGGTGGGTGGTTATCTGCTGCCTTCCCCTACGGTAGTTGGCCGCTGCTTCTGCGGCCAACAACTTAAATTCTTGGCCGTGGCCAAATAAAACAAACTGTCCACTTCAATCTCTTAAAACCTTCTAATCACTACATAAAGGTAAACCATCAATGTCCTCTTCTCAATCTCGTCCACTCAACTCCCCTATTCAATCTCTCTACTCCCAAAAATCTCGTCTACAAATCCAGTTTGAAGGCCAAGGCCTTACTCACCAGTCCTTCAA